GACGGGAACTAGCGTCGGTTTCACTCGCCCAGCCCGGAAGAATGAAGAGTTCACGGAAAAGAACCGTTTACTAATCATAGTCTTCCCGACGGAGAGTTTCAAACCTACAGTCCCGACGAAATCGGACCAACACCGGAACTCGTCCTGTGTGCACCGAAAGACGATGTCGTCGCCGTTGATCTTCACAGGCCTATCGGCAGGGAAGACCCAACGGAACGCAGCGTAATTCTGAACACAAAGGAGGGGGAAAGAGAGTAGGTTGCCCATCAACTGACCCACCACTTGTTCGAAAGGCTCGGACGAATCCTCGTAATGGATCCGCGCGTTGAGTGACCGCAGAGCGGCACGACCCAAACGTGCGGGAATCCAAGAGGAGTTCGCCAGAGCAACTTCCAACACGGCCTTCGCCACTTCGATGGGGAGATAATCTGTCGCGGCCTCGTAATCGCCGGACACAAAGACCTCTCCCTCGGCCGGGACAAAATCCCGGAACTTTGAGGCTTTCGCCTCGCCACGAAGCAACCAAGGCAAGCGGCTGAGCCGATTGTACAGAGCCTTGTGAAGCGGACTGAGCACCCCGGTAGTCGCGCTGGAACGCGTTACCATCCTGTCTTTTCCATTCTCGCTGACGACAAGGAAGTCAACATCCCTAGACAAGTCTAGATCCGATGACCCTTCCCGCAAGCAGTCCTGGAGGAATCGAGAACGGTCCGGCAAAAGCCCTCGCGGGCCGCCGTCCTTTCTACGCGATTCTCGACAAGATTTGACCGAGGGCACACAACCCCACGCAAGATCTTGGTACTGGCTATCCCAACCAGGCGGAAAGCACTCACGTGCAATTCGTCGACAATGAGATAAGTAGCCAGCAGGCAGTTTGGCATGGGACGGGGCGGTACATAGTCTTTCTCTATGTTGGGACCGCAACTCGTCAGCCTTTCCAGTTGCAGGTAGGCACTTCCGGAACAGGAAGAGCGTACCCGCGATAGACATTCGTTTTGAGGCACTAAGACCTCGCAACTCCTGCCACCACGGGTGGCTCTCAGGGTTCTCAAGAAGACCCGCGCAAAACTTCTTGGCAAGTGGGGGCGAAAGCGTCTTTGCAAGCAAACAGTCAGGTATCTCTAGACGAACCTCCGAAGAGGCGACCGTCTTAAGAACGCTGACCGTTTCTGCAAAAAGAGACGCGATTCGACCCGCACCATGAAACGCTGGCGTATTACTCATGGTGACCACTGATCGTTGATGACA